CCATCCTCTTTGCCCCTCTCAATAGGTCTGGCCGCCTCCCGGCTTGTCATCCCGGACCTCCAGCTCCCGGAGGGTTTCCACCAGGGTGGTGACGGTGCCATTGCCGCCCAAAGCGTGATACTGGGCATACATGGCGTTGACATTCTCCAGGCCGTGCAGGGTTATCCAGCCCCGTTCCGTGTAGTGGTAATAGGCCTGGACGATACGGTCCCGGAGTAGGGCTTGCACGCCCAGCTCAAGGGCCCTCTGCCGTTTCTCCGTGGTTTTGTACTTCTTGTAGAGGTAACCGATGGCCGGGACCGCCACCACCGTGATGATGGTGGAGATCATGGCCCAGTATGTCCGCAAGGTTTCAAGCATGGTATCATCTCTCCCTTTGTTCAAAAAGCCGGAGAGGGGCTTGTCCCTCTCCGGCTCTTGAGGCAGTCCTGTTAGACCTCCACCTCCAGGTCTGCCAGGATAGCCAGGACCTCATCCTTGAGACGGGCGGGCACCTGGTCCACGGTCTTGCGGCCCTTAACAATCAGGGTGGCGTAGACAACAGCCATTTCAATCACCTCCTTTCCCAGCAGGAGGTGCAGCAGCATCTCCCGCAACTTACTCATTGGCATCCTCTGCCAGCAGGGCCTCCACCTCTGCCCGGAGCTTGGCGGGCACATCGTCCAGGGTTTTCACACCCTTGCGGATGAGGTCAGCATAGACCTTGGCCATTATGCCTCACCTCCCACCAGCAGCTCATAGACATCACAGAGGGCCACCTGGGTGTCGGTCAGGTTGGCCTCCGTGGCCTCAAGCTGCTCTTTCAGGGACTTGTTTTCGGCGGTCAGCTCCTCCAGGGACTTCTTGCGCTCATGGACCTCCTTGAGGCTCTTGTTTTCGTAGTAAACGCCCATTATTCAAAAGCACCTCCAATGTTGGAAATATAGCCGCCGGTGTCGCTGTCACCCCGGCTCACGGTGAGCTTGAAGTTGAAAGCAAAGCCGTTGGCGGCGGTCTGGTTGGTAAAGACATGGTTGGCCCCGTTCTTGACATCGGTGGTGGCATCCTCCCACACGGGGGTGGTGTCCTTGGCGTTGTTGGTGACCAGGACCTCCAGGTTGGCATCCGTGGGAATGGAGCCCACGATGTTGAGCACCATGACGCTGATCTGGTCATCCGCCTCCAGGGGAGAGGCCAGGGTGATGGTGGCCGTGGTGACCTTTTTGGTAAAGGTCACGGTGTAGGCGGCGCTGTCGGCCTTGCCGTCATTGGCCACCACCTTGAGGGTGTGGGAGCCGTTGAGGACGGTCTGGAAGTTGGCAGCGGTGACCGCTTGGAATGTCTGAGTGGAGCCCAGGGTGGCCGTGTAGGTCCGCTTGAGGGTGTCATCCAGATACTCCTTGACCGTGACGGTATCGCCGTCCACATCGTTGACCGTGTACTGGAAGTTAAAGCCCGCAGTCTTGGTGCCCAGGTTGGAGCCATTGGCGGTGCCGCTGGTGATGGTGGGCGCTGTGTTGACGGACACAGAGCCGTCATCGCTGACAGAGAGGGAGGAGGGGAGAGTGAAAGCGGGGCGGGACCCGTGGGTGTCGGTGCAGTGGCTGAGGCCGACACTGCCATTAGTGTTCAAGTAATAGGCGCTGTTGGTGCTGTCCGTGTGCGGGGAACGGGTCCACTGAACAACAACGGAGCCGTCCTTATAGGCGATCTGCAAAGTGCTGGCAATGGACAGCGCCGTGCCCTCCGTTTTGGCATAGGATGCCGTCTTGCCCAGCTCAGTGACAGACAGCAGGAACACCGCACGCTGGAGTGTGGTGACCGTGGTGTTGCCGTTGCCGGGGGTGTAGTAAAACTTGGTGGTGGACATCGCCGTCTGGATGTCAGCGTCAAACAGGGCCTTGTAGGTGCCATTGAGCCAGGTGTCAATGGTGCTGGTGGCGTAAGCGTTGACATTAGAGCTGTGCCACTGCCGGGTGTCGTAGCAGTCCTTGCGGACCAGCAGGACCCGCCCGGAGCCATTGAGGCTGCTTTCGTAGTCCTGCTTGGCAACATAGAAGTCAACCAGCACGCCATTTTCTTTCAGCTTGACGATGCTGCCAACAGCTTTGTTGCCCAAAGTGGTTGTTGCCATTAGATTTCCTCCTTTAGAATGTTTTGAACACGGTCCCGCACCTGTTGGCGCAGGGTCCAGGTGTTACCATGAGCGGCGTGGGCATCCCACGCTTGCCAGAACTGCATGATCTCCTCACGGGTCACCAGTCTCAGCGGGTAGTCCCTCTCCCACCGGCGCAGCTTTGCACGCATACGCTTGATGCTGCTGTGGCGCAGCTTGCGGATGACCTTGCCGCTGTCGGTGAGGTAGGTGTGAAAGCCCAGGAAGTCAATGCCGTTTTGCAGCGGGAAAATTTGCGTTTTCTCATTGAGCTCCAGGCCCAGGTCAGCCATAAAGGCCTTGATCTCCCGGAGGCAAAACTGCAAATACTCCTTGTCTGGGTGGATGAGGAAAAAGTCATCCATGTATCGGCCATAGTAGCGGATGTGGAGGACTTCTTTGACGAAGTGGTCAAACTCATCCAGGTACAGCAGCGCAAAAAGCTGGGAGGTCTGATACCCCAGGGGCAAGCCCTCCGCACAGTCGATGTACACACAGAGCAGGTCATAGACAACGGGCTCAAGGTCCAGCTTTTTCAGCTTTTCCTTGAGCCGTTCATGGTCGATGCTGGCAAAGAAGTGGCGGACATCGCATTTGAGCACCCAGCCCTCAGCGGTATGGTTTTTGTTCCAGTAGTCAATGAAAAAGCCTCGCAAACGGTCCAGGCCAAAGTGGAGGCCCTTGCCCTTTTGTGAGGCGTAGTTGTCCAGGATAAAGCTGTGGGTGATGCGGTCGTAGAGGAGGTTGTCCACTATGGCGTGCTGCACCACCTTGTCCACGAAAGCGGGCGCTTGCACCAGCCTTTTCTTGGGCTCAAAGACATAGAACACACGGAAAATGCCGGGCCTGTAAATCTTGGTTTGCAGGATATACACCAGGTTTACAATGTTCTCCAGCAGATGCACCTCATAGTGTGCGGTGGCAGCTCTGGAGCGCTTACCTCTCCGAGCGGCAAGGTATGCGGCGTATAGGACAGCGAAAGTACAAATTTCGGAAAATCTCAAACGGGAGGCCTCCTGTTTCGTGTGTGGCTGGCCACCCTCTCCTTGTGTGCCGTCCCGGTGTCACAGCAACAGGACCGGCAGCACCCCGCCCGATCTAGCCAGGCGGGTGGCATCGGCACAATGTATTTGCCCCTAATGAGGGGCTGGATGTGACCTCCTTTGATGTGATGGACGGTACTGTTTTCGGCTTTGGGCCTACTCTGTCGGACCTTACCATCAGAGCGGGGCGGGACCCGTTGGTGTTGGTGCAGTTGTTGTTGTTGACATTGCCATTAGTGTTCAAGTAATAGGCGTTGTTGGTGTTGTTCGTGTTCGGGGAAAGCTGAGAAAAATAGGTCACACCCAAATATAACAGCCTTTGGCTGGTATATCCGCTTATGGGTTACGCAAGGCCTCCGCTATTTGCCGGGCCATCTCACCCATCTGTGCCAGTTCCCGTGCCGCTTTGGCCTCCCGGAGGGCCGCAGCACGGTTGGAATCATTACGCCGCCAGGAAAATGCCTTTTGCCTCACCGGGCGGACAAGCTCCGCCCAGTAGTGGCATTGATCTCCTGTGATGTACTTTCTTTTGAAGCTCAGGTTGATATACTGGTTCATGGTGTCGCACAGGACCAGCACCCGGTCCAGGTCTTTCAGCCTGTCCTCATACTCAGTTTCAAAATACCGGCCATCTGCGGAGATGCACATTTCCACGATGTCTGCGGCACAGTCCTCCAGGCGTTTGCACAGGTGGAAAGTCTGTGATTTTGGAAAGTGGGGCTTGCCGTCATCCTTGAGCTTTTCATAGAGGACGGTTTCCACAAGCTGGCCATTCTCCATGATGTAGGCTTTCACTTTCTTGTATTCCGGGTCTTTGGTCTTGACCCGCTGGATGGTGTAGTCTAGCAGGTCATTGGCCATAGGGATGATGTCATAATTAGGCATTAAAACTCAATCCTCGCCTCCGTCTGGTTGTACACGCCGGTCACCGTCACACCGCTCAGGTCCTTAAAGGACACATTGAAGCTGTTGCCGGTGATGTCGGTGTGATATTTCAAATACAGGGTGTCAACACGGGAGGTCAGGGTGTCCAGGTCCGTGGTCAGATCTGTGGTCTTTTCCTCCACGGTAGTCACCCGGTTGCTCAGAGGGGAGAAAAGGCCCTTGACCTTAGACCAGAAATAGGAGGCCCCATTTTTGTCCAGGCCTTTGTCCATAGGTCACCCCTCCTTTACACGCAGATGGTGTCCAGCTCCGCATTGGTGATGGCCGTGATGTCTGTCTTGAGCATATAGCCAGACAGGTCCACGGTGCCCGCCAGGACATCCCATTCCTTGCCGTTCCAGGCGACATTGTCCCCGGCATTGACCCCGTGGGTGCTGTCGGCAGTGGCCACATTCCACACATCACCCACGGTGTTGCCGCTGGTGGGCAGGTCTGCGTAGGTGTCCTTGGAGCCCTTATAATGCAGGGCACTGGACACAAGACCGTCTACTTCTGTCTTGGTGTAAGCATCGGTGATGCCGTACCCAGACAGGGAGGTAGCGGGGCTCTGTTTGCCGTTGGCCAGGTCATAGGCGGCCTTGACAGCGCTGGGCGTGGCAGCCTTGGTGGTGCTGGAGTCGCTGGTGGAGGTAGAGAGCATCACGCCACCCTTTGTGGTGGTCGTGGCATCCGGCAGGGTGTACTTGTTGGCACCCTCATCAATGCCTTTGAGCTTTTCTTTTTCTGCGGTGGTGTAGTCATTGGTGCTCAGACCCTTGCCAGCCTCTTTGTCCACCTTGCTGGTGTCAGAGGGATGCACATGGTCACCACGGGCAAAGCCGCTGTCCGTGCCCAGAGCGGCGGTGCCGTCCATTTTGGGTGCTACCGTACTGGCGGCGGCACCGTCCGGTACATCACTCTTGGTGATGTAGCCGCTGTCGTTGGTCAGTTCACTGGTCTTGCTGGGGATGCTGATTTTGCTGATTGCATCAGATACGTGGGTTTTTACCTTGCCCCACAGATACAGCACACCATTTTCATCAAGACCCTTATTAAAGTTTGCCATAGTGTTTCATCCTCCTATTTCAATAGTTCTTCTAATTCCAGATTTGTGAGGGGTATAAAAGCCCCATCTTTGCCGGGATCCCCCTGATCTCCTTTTGCACCTTTGATGTTGACCGGGGCCGGGTTCTCTTTCCCGCCGTCATTGGTCCAGCTCAGGGTGCAGTCCTCGGAGACTTCGGGGTAAAAAGTCGTGCCATCAAGCCCGGACTTGCCAGTGTTCACATACTGGACTGATCCAAAGCTGGCTTGCATGGTGCCACCGGTGGAGAGTTGAACCTCCACCGGTGTGGTCTGGGTATCAAATTGGACATCATAGGCCATTAGATCACCCCGTCCTTGAAGATTTCCCCCACATCCACACGCATGGGCTCGCTGGCAACAGCGTTGTCCAGATTGTCCCGCAAGCGGAGCTGTACCCAGGCAGGCTCATGCTCCTTAAAGCGGAGCGTGTCCTCCTGGGACAGTGGCAGCGTGATAGTGCCGCTGTCTGCATCATAAGCGACAGCGCTGAGGTCCTTTTCCAGGATGGTTTGACCGTCCTGCTGAAATGTGATATACAGGACAGCGATGGTGACCGGCTCCGGCAGTGTGAATGTTAAAACCGGGTTTGTGCCTCTCCGCATTTCCATCACCTCCGCTTAGGGTCAAAATTCTACTCTTGCAAACTCTGCGTTCCACACGCCGGTGACCACAAGCTGAGATAGGTCTGTGAAGGTGATCTCAAATCCGCTACCAGTCACACTGGTGCCAAATTTTAGCTCCAGGGTTTTGAGCCGGCTTTCCAGGGAGGTCATGTTGACTTGGAGGGCCGGGTGAGCCGTGGCGCTGCTGTTGTGGGCAGCGATGGCCTCAGAGATGGCCTGGTCGCTCTCCTCCTTGGTGTAGGCATCCCCCTGCTGCATAGCGTTCAAAGCAAGCTGGCGAATGTCATAATGACTGTTGGGATCCCCGTTGTGCTCAGATACGGTCCCATCCAAGTCCTCACGGCTCACGGTATCCAAAGATGGTGTGATAGTAAAATCCACCACGCTGGTGTCTGCCACTAGAATGTGCATGACCATGGTGAGTTTGCCAGACACACCGCCAGAGATGGCCACCTTTTCAGTGTCCGGAGTGTTGCAGATCGCCACCAGCACGCCGTCCTCTGTGTAGAGGCCCATCTCCCGAATGACGAAGCTGCCCACATTGTCATCCAGGATGATCTTGACATCAAACATATTGGGCACTGCGCTGTTGATCTCAGCAGATGCAATGTCACCTCGCCATTGTTCGTTTTTAAGCTCTGTTTGGTCAACGGTGGGCATGTAATATGCACCGCCGCCATCACCAGCAGCAGCCTGTGCGATCACCAGCGTTTTGCCATTTAGGATGCATTCCGCAATAACAGCAGACCCCGCAGTGGTGATAATAGTCCCATAGGACTGGGTGGTTTCAGGCATTGTTTATTCCTCCTGTTCATTTTGGGTTGATTTCAACAGTTCTGTGATACTCAAGAACACCGGACAGGGCAGATCTGCTGGTGCTCTCAAGGCTGTTGATGATAATGGGCCATACCTCAGTACGGGTGTCGCTCTCGGTATGGGTCGAAAGCACCACATCTGCGCTGCTCTCCAAGTAGCTAACTAAGTATGGCCACACATCCACACGGGTGGACATTTCTGCACAGCCTCCCATAACAATGGTGCCATAGGATTGCAGGAAAGAGGTCATAAGTAGCCGCATGTTTGCAGGTCGGATCTTGAGTAGCATTTCCAGGATCTCAGCTGACAGGATATCAGCATCCGGTAACACTGTGTAATCCAGCTGGATGTTGATGGTGTAGTCCGCTATGGTTTCCTCATGCCCCAGGGGACCACAGATACTTGTAAGCCAGTTCTTGAGCCAGGGGATGGTGTAGGGCAGCTCCATATTCCACAAGGCCTTGATACGGGCCTTGCGGACCTCCATAGTGTCGGTGTCCTTGGGGTAGATTTGCAGCTCTTTTTCCCACACTCTCACGCCGCTCTCATCGGCGGTGTCAAGGAATTGGTTGGCCAGCACTCGGCCCAGGGCATCCCAGGCCCCGGAGATTTCCGGCTCACAGGCTCCATTGATGGCCTTAAAGTCCAGCACCTCCCGCAGCACCGGAGGCAGGTAGTTGATGAGCTTTCTATCCATCAATAGCCCCCCTCACCGGGATGCTGTCCGCACCCAGCACCAGGTTGGCCTCCTTGCCGTTGATCTGGGTACCGCCGATGTCGGTGACCATTGCGGAGCACTCGGACAGGATGCGGCTTTCAATTTGAGAGATGCGGACCGTCAAATAATCAGAGCCGGACCAGGCGCTGGCCAGCTCCTCAAAATAGCTGTCAATGACAGCCTCCACATAGCTCCGCACCGCCTCCCAGCTCCAGCCGGAGGCATAGGTCAGGTTGAGGGTGATGTTGACGGGCTCCTCCTCCACGCCGGTCACATTGACCACATGACCGATAGGAGCTAGCCCCAGGCCCTCACCGGCGTTCTGCACCGGGTCCACCGCTGTCTGGACTTCCTCCAGCAGGGCGCTGGACGGGGCCGCATTGTTAGAGGCCATGATGACCAGCTTGACGGTGCCGCCAACGGTCAGTAGCTTGTCCTTGGCCGCCGTATATACAGCGGTCAGCCAGGCCGCCACAGGGGCGCTCAGAGTGCCCACAGAGGCCTCATACCAAGCGGTGACATCATCATCCGGGATAAGGCTTGAGGGGGCTATGCTCTCATTCCAGACGGGGTGCACCTTTACGGCGCTCACACCTGCCATAGCCACCACTTTCTCCGTGTAGTCCGCCTGATTGCCACCAAAGGCCTGGGACTGGAAGCTGTCAAGGACCCGCTGCCGGAAAACCTCTGTGTCCTCCTCATCGTCACCGGGGACAATGAGCTCCACCAACTCCGCATGGGTCAGCCCATCCACATACTCAATGGGGATGAGCGTACCAACGTAGCTGTTGGCGATACTGCCCACCGTTTCACAGGTGACTTGATGGGCAAGGCTGGTGTCCGTGTCAGCGCTCTCCATCCGACCGGTCACAACAAAGTTTAGGTCCTCACAGGAGAAGCGGGTGCCATTGGCCACCTCTTTGTTAAACTCCGCCCGGAACACCGCAGCACTGGCCGGGTAGGGAGACATATTGCGGTCAGAGGCCCGCTTGATGAGATATTCACGGGGGGCTGTCAGCAGATAGGTGGCAGAAAAAACGAAGTCCAGCCCTATGTAGAGCTGGGCCAGCTCTGCCATAGACGGAGCCACACCATTCATCACCATGGATCCCTCACGCTTATCTATGCCGGGGTCTACTCTGGCAAGGGCACTTTTCAGCAGCGCCTCATAGGTTTTGTTTTCAAACATTCAGATTGCAACCTCCTTTGTGATGTCCAGATCACCATAGATGCTGTGGACTACAAAAGAGGCCAGAACACTCCGCCGCCCAGTCTCAAAGGTCCAGGTATCCACACTGGTGATGCGGTCATCCTGCTCCAGCGCCTCTGTGATACGGCGCTTTATTTCGCTCATGGCATATTGTTTGGGCTTGCCGATCAGGTCAGTCAGCTCAGAGCCATAATTGCGGGAGTAGATGGGGTAGGCGTAGCGCTCCACATTCAGGATAAGGTACACCGCCTGGATGAGCGCATCCCGCTTGTCCGTCATGCCCGTCACTCTGTTCCGGTCCAGGTTCAGCTTGTGCGTGTATCCGGGCTGATCTTCAAGCACGAATCGAACCAGATCAAGGTTGTCTCCCGTTGTCGGTAATGTGGCCATTAGGTCAGCGCCTCCCATCTATCCAAAACAATGTATTTCTGCCCGCCATCACAGCGCAGCAGAATGACCTTTTCTCCATTCTTGAGGGCAAAGTGAAACTTCCACTTTTTGCGGCCCTGGTATTTGTGCTTGTGGGATGCAAATTCAGCGTAGCCGCTGCCGCCTCTTTCCTCCTCAGTGTAGTGCGGGCCCTCACTCTTTCCTGTGCCCTCAATGGTGGACATCTCCACAGAAAAGTCTCGCACATTGTTGGTGAGAATGAGCTGGGCTTCTGTCAGGGTCTTTTTCTGGTCCACCATGATCTTGAGCGGGTCAACAGAGGTGACAGTGCCAAAGCACATGCCAAAGGGACCATCCGCGTTCACCGCATCTACAGCTGCCTTTTTTACAGCGCGGACCAGTTCATTGATATCAAGTGACAAATGTACCACCTCGCAATTTCAGCTCCATGAGGTGCTGGCCCTCGTTAAAGGTGTGCTTGACCTGCTCCACCATGAAATAGTTGGAGACATTGATATCACCCAGGCCCAGCATGACTACCAGCATAGTACCAGCCCGCACCCGCACATCTCCAAGTACGTCTTTGAGCTTGAGTGTGCGGGTTTTGGTGTTATAGAGATCCAGCAGGGAATCTGCCATAGCCTTTGCGTTTGCGGTGCTGTCCAGCTTTTCATAATACTGGAGGGTACCCCACTGGTTTATGTGGGACCCATCCTGTGCTATAAAAATCTCTCTCGTTCCGGTGTCCGTATTTTCATAGGACAGTTTGATCTTGTTGTAAGTATCGGAGGCAATGGAACTCTTGTAGTCGTAGTCACCGGCAGTCTCATCATCAAGGAGCATGTTGATCTTCATGCTCCCCAGCCCCTTGAGTGTCAGCTTGCCCACATCGTCATAGAGCACATACATTTCCCCCGTAGCCTCCAGGGTTTCATCCAGGGCATTCTGGATGATGTCAAACAGGGTTTGGTTATCCTCTACCCGGCTTTCAATGGTATATCCGGTGTCCTCCAGGCTGCCAACCTGGAGCTGAAAGTCCTCAGCCACCATGCGGATCACATCCGCAGCGGTTTTGCTGGTATACACATAGGTGTCTTTGTTATTGAGGTAGTAGAGCTGGTCATACACTGTGCAGGTGATGACCCTGGGGTTGCTGCCCTTGCGTGACTTCTCAAAAACAAAGCCATAAAAAAGCGGGGTGCCATCCACAGAAAAGCGCACCGGGTCCCCCTCCTGAAAGCTCAGGCCATCTGTCTTGACTACATCAAACTTGAGCTTGCCCGGCTGTCCCTGGCGTTCCCATTCAATCGTTACACCCTCAACGGTCACCGGGTACATGATGGTACTGCCGTGCTGGATGATGAGCTCATAGGTCATGGGATAGTCAGCTCCTGTCCGGGATAGATGAGGTTCGGATTGCTGATTTTGTCCTTGTTAGCTTCATAGATTTTAGTGTACTGGGAGCCATCGCCATAGTAGGTTTTGGCGATGCCCCAGAGGGTGTCACCACTTTTGACTGTATAGCTTGCGGTAGATGGAGCAGTACTGGTCTCACGCTCCGTTTCTACAGTCACCACAACAGCGGTTTGTGCCGTGTCATCGGTTGCCGCTTCTGTGGTTTGGCTGTCACTGGTGCTGGTGTCATCTTCCACAGTGACAGTCTTTGTGCCGTAGTCCCGCCACTGTTTGAGATTAACCTCCACACTAACATCCAAACCCTCTTTTGCATCTTCCACAATGTCATAGTCCTCTACACTCACCTTGATGTTCGTATCATACAGGACATCTCCGCTGGGTGAAGTGCGCACTAAAATAAACTGGGTGGGCTCTTTGGAGATCTTCAATTTTTCCAGGATCTCCAGATAGTAGTCTGGCGCTTGGTCCTCTCCAAGCATCGCAAACTCAAAAGGCACCACAAGCTCAGTGAGACCAGCAACACGGAGGAAATTGATTTCCCCCTCATTGAGCAGCACCAGTGTTTTGTTTTTGTTTTTGATCTTGACTGTCAGCTTAGATGGGGTTGGAAATTCCACCTCACCTAAATAACAAGTGTAGCTCATGCGTGAACCCCCTCCGCAGCGGTCACAAGTGCCTCACTAAAGCCACTTGTTAGCTGACTAATGATTCCGTCAATGTCCAGACTGCTGTCGATTTTATTCGTCATACCAGTCATGTCTATTTTGACCTCAGCTGTGGTAAAGCGATTGATAGCGTCCCGCTCCGCAATATCCCTCAGATACTCCAACTGCTCCTCACTCACATCCAGAGCATCCGAAGATGTGCCAGAGCCCTTGGACCCATCATCTGCAATGCTGCCTGTATCATCGGCAATGTCATCCAGCGTGCTCCCAAGGTTGTAAGGGCTGCTGGAGAGGTCCAGGCCCTCATAATCGAACAGATCAGAAATCTTATCATCCACGGACTGTCCAAACTCATATCCCGCCTGTGCTGCATCAGACAGATTGATGTAGTCCAGAGTGGGAGCGGACCAGTAGCCCTCCGGTGTGTCCGCAATAGAATCTTGTAAGCTGGATATTGTGCTTGTGAGTGTGCTCTCCATTCCAGAAACTAAGTCCGCACCAATCTCTTTGCCCTCGTTATAGGCATCGCTGAGGGACCCCAGTTCCAGTGTCGGAGCCGTCCATGTTTCAGGTGCATCTCCAAGCAGTCCCTGGAGGCTTGATGCTGTATCCGCGATACTTGCAGCACCACCGTCCCAGCTTACGCTACCGATGGTGCTCACGGTTGAAATATTAACGCCGGGGATGTTGTTGAGTGCTCCAATGATTGCGTTAATGGCATTGATAGCCGTGTTTGCAGCACTGATAAAAACATTCGCTATATTGGAGGCAGCAGAGCCAAAGCTGGAAGCCATAGACTGTGCCACGCTGAGTGCTGACGTGGCCATACTTACAAGATAGGTCTTGATCTGGTAAACGCCAGAGTTCCAGCCGTTTACAATAGCCTCTACAATAGCAAAGAATATGTTGCATATGAATGCAAGGACATTGTATATGGCCTGACCAAAAGCATTCCACAGCCCCACGATCACGCTCACAGCGGACTGTGTGCCAGTCACGCAAGCAAGGCAGAATGACAGGAATGCCACGGCTACATTTACAGCAAATGCCTTAATTGTGTACTCTGGATAATTCCAGACATTCACAAAGAACTCTATAAAAGCAGCCACAATATTCCATGCAAGTGCGAAGCAGTTGTAAATGATAGCGGCTAGTGTCGCAAATGCCCCCATTACGATCCCCGTAGCAGAAACAGATGTACCGGCAAAGGTGTTTAGAGCACCGACTGCGGCGTAGACAATGGCAACAAATGCAATCAGCGCCATTACTACGATCAGAATAGGGTTGGCAGTCATGACGGCATTTACAATGGCTTGTTTGGCAGCCATAATTCCGGCGGCTGCCGCAGCTGCCAGCTGCCAGATCTGGTAGACCGCCCACGCGGCTGCTACCCCCAGAACAATGGGACCTATCCAGCTCCAATTTTCTATGATGGTGCTTGCAGCAGAAATGGCCAGATCTACGACCCAAGATAGGACTGTGATAACCACCTGCAAGGCTTGTACGATGCCATCTATGATAGTTTCGATTTCTGGGAGGTTGTCCTGTACCATGTCCACAAGCTCCAGCACAGCAGGATAAAGCTCTGCACCCACAGTCTCTTTCATATCTCCCAGTGTGTTTTTCAGGGATATGATCTTGCCCTCTGGGGTGTTACTCATGGTTTCGTACAGTCCGGCCCAGCTCTCGTCTATTATGTTGCCGATAACAGCAGCAGCTTGCATGTCGTTACTTAGGCCCACATATTCCTCACCCAGCTCACTGACGATCTGGGCGTTTGTGGCAGTGCCCTCAATGATGGCCTTTTGGACATCTGTGAACTCAAAGCCTTTTTTGGTCATTGCATCATAGCTGCCGGACATGATCTTACCGATGCCCGTGGCATAGTCCACCATAGCCGTGGTGTCAAGCTCACCACCACCAGACATACCCATAGCGTAGTTGCTTAGTGTGTCCATCATACTGAGCACAGCCTGGGCATCTGAGAAGTATGTGGATAGCTCCGCAGCTCCGGCGATCATGGCCTCATCTCCATAGATGCCCTTGCTTTGGATCTCACTGGCCTTGTCCAGCACTTTGTCATAGTAGTCCAGTGTACCCATGTTGTTCATGACACTGGCCAGCTGGGTCTGTGCAGCAATTTGAGTATCAGCCGCGCTCAGGCTGTCCGTTACCGCATTTTTGATGGAGGATAGGCTGGCATAAGCCGCTACCAAAGAGGTGATCTTGCCCAGTAGCTTATCCGCAGCATTCGTGCCACTGTTGATGCTGTCATTGAGCTGGTCCTCCTGCTCTTTAGCTTTTCGATAGCCTGCGGCCATGTCATCAATTTCAGCGTTTGCACTCGCAAGCTCAGAACGGGCTTTTTGAATAGCACTTACATCCACAGCCTTGCCAGAAGCCCGTTGGACCTGTTCAAAGGATTTGAGCGTGGTGTCTAAAGCGCTGGTGATCTTTTTCAGCACCGAACTCATACCATCATTCAGTACCATTTGAGATTTGATAGATGCCACTTCTTTCCTCCTCCTGGGCATAGAAATAGCCACGCTCCAAAAGAAAGAGCGTGGCTATTTCTATATGCTGTTTTATCGCAATGTAAATTCCAGTGTGTTGGTTCCTTCCTCCAGCATCAGAACTAAAGGGTCTGTGGAGTCAGCCACGCTGTCCGGGATATTAAATGCGATCACCCCGGAAATTGTCACAAGTGGGTTTATGGTTTCATCATGGAGATCCGATGATACGACAAGTAGATTTGTGGCAGAATACTCATATTCACCATAGATGATCTTGGCCCGAACATTTGCTGATGTATACACGGATGGGAGGAAAATGTCAGCGCTGGTGCCACTGTTTGTAACAGACATAGACACAAGCCCATACTGGCACCCCTCATCTGGAGAACAATAGGCATAGTCTCCGTCTACCCGGTCAGTAAACTCAAATGCATCCAATGTGATGCCCCAGTCTCCCAAGTTTCCTGCGTCACCCACCCCATGCGTAATTGCTTCCGGCTCTGACGTGGCCGCCGGTGAGATACCCGCGGTAGCCGCCACAGTGTCCTCAGATGAGGTGGCGCTGCTCCTGTTCGCTGTTATAACACTTCCAACTGCTGCCAGGATGATAATAAGAAGTACTACGGCGCATGGAATCAAGCACCCTCTGCGTTTTTTATGCTCCACTTTCATTTTGCTGTCCTCCTTAATTTTGGTAACACTATTATAGGCGGTACAGCTGTAAAGTGTCAAGTTACAGAACCATAATTGATTATCATTTCTTTCTTTTCGCCTTGCTTTTGAGCTCTGCTTCTTTTTTCTTCTCCGCTTCACAGCGAACATCAATGGACGCGATCACAAAAGCACGCTCTACAGCTGGCAGATTTAGAAACTTAGACGGTTCCCATCCGAACTTATGCAGACAAAAATGAGCATATGTGGATTCTGGATCACCGCCTTTGATTAGTTTTTTGCCTCATCCACCAGCTCATTCTCGGTTTTGAAGCCATTGATCTGGAAAACCTCCAGCACATAGTCATCAAACTCACCACCGATGAGCATTTTACCCAGCAGCTCATGGGGCGTTGCAGTGCCCCAACTATCTTGCAGCTCGGCGCTGTTGAGATCCGGGAACACAGTACAGCGGGCGCACACCTTAGCTTGGAATGCGTAGGTATCAAGCTGCTGGGCAAACTGATTTTTCTTACCCGGAACAGCGACCTGTTTAATGCAGCTGTTTCGGATGCGGGCGTATTCGTCTGCGGAAATGCAGCAGATCTCCCACTCCAGAGGCTTGCCGTCCTCCCCTACAAAACGGGGAGAGGCGGCATAGCGGTGGTTCTCGATCTGCTGGACATTGGGGCGCATAAATGCGGATAAGTTACTCATTGATAGTGTCCTCCTTTAGGTTAAGCAATTTCTCTTACATGTAAGAGGGATTCGTGTAGGTTTCCGGGCGGGTGAAGCTGTCGCAGAAGCCCTCAATGGACTGCTCTACAAAATCGCCCTCAGCATTGAACATAGACAGCAGCACATCTCCATCCAGCACGCAGTCATTGTAAATCTTTGTGCTCCGCCCGATGGAGGTAGCTGGGTCATCGTTGGATATCTGGATGGTAAAGGTGGGCATTACGCCAGTCTTCACAAACTCCTCAATGATTTCATCAAAAAGCTCTGTGCACTTGTAAATGGTCATAGAGAAAGCCAGCACAACGGTCTGCGCCTTATGGCCTACCACCACCGCGCCAAGGCGGTATACCTCCTTGGTGTTAACGGTGGCCTTGCCCTCAAACTCTTTGGCCATCAATATGGAGTAGCGGGTGCCATTGCGGGTGACAAAGCACTCTGCATAATTAGCACTTACGGCATCCTGCGTATTCATGATAGAATTACTCAAGCGTTATTCCTCCCTTACTGGATGACCACGCTCATATAGAGCTGGGCCATAGCGTTGACGATGTTGAGGCCGTTGATGGTCAGCAGCACCGCCTTTTTCTTGTCACCCTGCTCACAGGTGACCGTCTCCTCATCGAAGTCCTCCACGGCCCGGATGCTCTCCAGGTCTCGAATGAGTTTGCAGATGTCACCCCAGAGCGCGGAGCGACCAGAGGCATCATTGGGCACAGTGCCCACATAGCGGGTATTGAACAGGACCGCTGTGTCATTGGCGATTTGGTCGCACACACGCATGGTCTGGTTGCTCTGGAATACCTCACCCTTGGTATCAGTCAGGGTGAGCAGGGTGTTGATGTCTTCCAGGACACGGGTAACCCCATTGACATTGTGCATGATGAACTTGCCAGCCTTGAGGGCCGCCTCAAGCTCCGCCTGGGTGTAGTCGGTGTCAACGGTCAGCTCACCATCATACTTGTAGTTGGTAAGAGATTTGTTGACGGCCACACCAGCCTGGGCACCGGTGACCCAGTAAACAAGGGCATTTTTGTCCACATCGGAGATGGTGGAGTGGGTAACCTCATTCCACACGCCGATCACGCCCTCATAGTCAACGGTGGAGGGCTGCCAGGCCACAAGCTGGAATTTAGCGCCCACCTCATCACGCATACGCTCCGTATAGGAGGCGTAGAGCTTGATGATGGTGGCATCAGAGGCCGGGCAGCAGAGTGTGTTGAAAGAATACGCCTCAATCTTGTCCAAAAAGCTCTGGTGACTATCACCGGTGATGCCGGTGACATCGGTGCCGCCGGTCAGCGGGGTGCCCGCCGTGGCTGCCAGCTCAAGGCCCTTTTTCCAGATCACATAGTCATTGGCAGTCAGGTCCGTGGCCTGAGCCACCGTCTGGGTGTCCACACAGATGCCGTCCAGATAGGTGCTGACATCCCACAGGCTCTCATCATCCACATTGACAGCAATGGTAATGGTGAGGTCATTGCCACGCACACCGGGGTACTTGGCATTTGCCAGGGCGTTGGTGGCCGCAGTGGCCCCGGAGCCCAGGCGGTAGCAGTAGACCGTGGTAGCGTGCAGGAAAATCTCCCGCAGAGCCAGCATTTTGGGGTGGTCATAGGAATAACCGAAAATGGCCTTGCTGTTCTTCTGAAACTCCCCGGAGGTGACAGCAAACACCTCATTCTCAGGGCCCCAGCTCAACATAAAAGGAGCCGCCGCATATCCTCTGTCAGACAGAGTAGCGGAGGCCTTAGCGATGCTGGAGAAATTGATATAGCTGCCGGGCAGGACCTTGTTCTGGGTCAGCCAGATGCCGCCGCCTAAAGCCATATTATCTCACCGTCCCTTTCATAAAGTTTTCAATCAGCGTGTCCACCTCTTGCAAGGTGTAGCTTTTGCCGTCCTCCAGCAGGGCGCTGATTACATCCCGCCGGTTGGCATATCTCTTGGAGGCCGCAAGCTGCTCTTTGGTGAAAACAGCTGCCGTAGCCTCCTGGGCGTTGGTTTTTGCCATAGACTTATCCCTCCTGTTTGATAGTCAAAGTGTCCATCATGTCCTGTTCCTGCTGGAGATAGACGAAGTGGTCATAACCTACGATCATGTGTAGTACATCGTCTGTGACACTCCAGTCCATGCTCCGTGCGTGGATGATGTCCCCCTGTGGTGTGGTGATGCTCCCTAAAACAAGAGTGAGCTGGTGAGCTATGTCATAGCACTCCGCGCGTCCTTCCTTGGGGTAGTAGATCACATCCACAGTAGAGGTCCGCCGGTAACGCTGACCCACCTCTTTAGTGTTTCCAGCGCCAGGCATGATGACATTGAGGTCACCGGGTATCAAGCCCTGCTTGACCTCCCCACCGTGCACCTGCACATCCGGGAAAGCGGTGTGCAGCGCAAGGCTCACACCGTCATAGATGCTGTTGAAACTGATCTCAGACATTGAAAACCTCCCGCAGCATAGCCTCCAGCTTTTTCTCAATGACCGCCGGAGCGATGCGCTCCAGATCCTGCTCAGACAAGGTGAGGAAATACTGTCCATTCACCCAGCCTTTGCCGCTTCGTGTACGGTGGCCGAACTCCACATAGCTGGCATATTCCACCGGGTTGATGACCTCAATGGTGTATGTGGTTCCAGCTTTTTGCACCTTGAGGGATTTTGCGTAGGCCGTTCCGCTACTGGAGCTCCGCTTGCCGGTCCATCCACGGCGCAGTGTGCCACCCTTTTTACCACTTTTCTTTGGGTATTGGCCCACCGGAGTGCGGGGGATGACCAATGCCAGCAGCCGGGCGGCAAGTTCCTTGGAAGCATCCACACAAAACTTGTCCAGGTCCACCTGCTGGAGCTTGGCCAGATTGTCCCGGAGCTTTTGCAGCTGCTCATAGTCGCAGTTACCCCAGCTTGCCATTAGGCCCACCCCTCAAACAGCTCCAGTGGCACCTCCTGGTGAGCATCAAACACAGCGGGTTTGTCGCTCCGCTCATAGTCGCGGGTTACGCCATTCTGGGTGACTGTAATTTTGGATCCGTCCGGGATGTCCACAGAGGGATCAATATACAGGGTTACAGACTGGGCCACCCTTGCGGCTTCACTCTCCGGCTCGGTGGCCTTGACTGAGGTGTAGGAGACACGGCAGGGGGCATCCTGTACAGTAACTTGCTCTGCCTGTTCTGTGCGGCCATTGGTGGGGTTGAGTTTTCCCACCAGCACAGTGACTGTTGCTTTGCCCTCCCACAGGCTCTGCACAGCCTTTTTGTATCCGGCGGGTAATTTCACCACCGTAGCCTCCTAAACGCCGCCAGGGCGCTCTCGGGTGGGTTCCTGAGCGTTTCCAGCAATGCGTCAAAGCGCGCCTCTGCACTGTTAGCACCATCGCTGGCCCCTGCATAGGTGATGGAGACATCACCCTCTGTGATGCCCTTGACCGGGGCAGAAAAATCAAAGCCCTCCACACCTTCCAGAGCACCGGCAGCTTTCTTGTCATAGAGGTATTGACCAGCTACCATATCCACCAGGGTATAATAAAGGCCATCCGGCAGCACCTTATGGTTGATGTCTGCCAGGATGGCCGCTTCACACTTGCGGGTGGTATATTCGAGACCGGTTTTGTCCTCATCGGTGACCTTGTAGCCCAGCATGGCCAGCCGGGCTACCACGGCCTCATACACGGTCATGGTGTGCTACCTCTTAGCCCTTGGACTTGATGCGGCAGATGGCAATAGCCTTGTCCGCAATATAGGCGCGCTCTTCCTCCGAAGTCTCACCAGAGTGCACCAGATCCCAGTTGGCACCGTTGGCCAGCTCAGTATCTGTGGGAGAGAGGGAGGCCTGGCTCTTTTTCTCGTAGGATAGGCCAAAGGGCGCAAACACCTTGCGCTGGCGGGTGTAGAGAGTATCCTGACCGCCGTTGGTCTTGGGGTCACGATCCATCTCATAGGGCACCTTAACACCGATGTCCTCATAGCTGATAGTGCCCTCACCCAGAACATAGCTGGTGTAGATGGTGTCATCACCGCTCACCTCGGTGGGCATACCATCGTCCACCACCACTAGCTTACCATTCCAGGAGTACAGGGTCAGGTCACGGGTGATGCCGTCTGAATCGGTGTACTTGAGAGCAGTGAGCAGATTGAGGTTTTCCAGGTTGGTGGCCGGGACGGAGTGCATGAAGATCATGGCAAACTTTTTCTTACGATCACCGCAAGCTTGGGCAGTGGCGCTGTTCAGCGTGGTGGCTTCCATAGGACCATCCACCTCATAGGTGTGCTTGGTCACGAACTCAGCGCCCTTGGTGCTAGTCATAGAAAAAATGCCCTTGAGGATGGCCAGGAGGGTGTCCTGGTCAATATCCTGCCAGTAGTCCACCACCTGCTGGGCCACATTGTTCATAAAATCCTGACCGCCGGTGATGTCAAAGGAGAAATCCTTCTCCACCCACGACTTGGCACGACCAATGACCACCACGCCCTGCTCAAAGGTCTTAGTGCTGGTGGCGGTGATGTCGGTCTGGCCGTCATAGTTCACAGCGTCACCATCCAGGAGGCCACGCATAGCGATGCGGGCATAGCCGGTGCCGTCCTGGGTGGCGAACACCGCCCGGATGTCCGGGTTACCGGCCAGCACCTTAGACTTTCGGATCTCATTGAGACGGGTGCGGGGGATCCTGTCCGCCACATACTTGAAAGCCTCCGGGTTGAAACTCTTAGCATCAAACTTGCTATTGGGCATAATCAATTCATCCTTTCTTATTCAGTAGTTTTGGCCTTGGAGCCTTTCTTCTTGGGTTCCTGGGCCTCATTGTTGGTGTCGGCCTCATCAGTGGGGGCCTCATCGTTACCGGAGTTCTCCGGCTGGGCCTGTGCAGCACTCAGGCGGGTCATGACCTCCTTGGTGACAGCCTCAGCCAGGTCATCCACGCTGGGGACATGCTCTGCCATAAACTGCACAATGGTCTCCTGGGTGCGGGGTAGATCCGCCACCGCCACACCGGTCAAGCGGCTGGCCAGGTTTCGCAGCGCCTCCTCAAAGGAGACTGTGCGGGGTTTCGTGATGTTCTGCATTGTCACACCTCTTTCATTCGTCCAGCTTTGCGCCGGGGTTCTGGGCCAGGTACTCAGTCAGCTCAGAGTAGGACATCTCAGATGTCTTTTTTCCGCCGCCGGGCTTGCCCCCATCGCCATTCTCTCCCGGTTTCCATCCACTCCGCTGGGGGCTACTGTCTCCAAAGAGAAAGTCTGTGGCGGTGTCCTTTTTCAAGGCCTCTACCTTGGCAGCCAGGGTAACAGCGCTCTCACCATCCCTACCGGTGACCTTGCCATCCACGATCTTGGCCCCGGTCAGGAAGTCTGCCAGCACAGCCTTGACGGCGGTGTTGTTCTTGGATCCGGCAGCAGTGAGCTCCGTGTCCACGGCAGCCATCAGGCGGACAGCGGCCAGCTCTTTCTCATAGTTGGCCTTGTCGGTCTTGTTCTGCTGGGTCAGAGTGTCAATTTGCTGCTGGAGGGTGGTGTTGTCCCCGGCGGCCTTTTTCAGCTCGGAAAGCTGATTGTCACGGGTCTTGATGGTGTCATTGAGCTGAGTTACCTGAGTTTCCAGCTCCGTGACACGGGCATTTTTCGCGTTGAAGTCAGCACGGGCCACAAAGCTCTTGCCGATCTCCTGAGAAACAGCCGCGTCAATTTCGGGGGTGTAGTTGTCCCCCAGGATGGTTTTCAACCATTCCAGTGCCATGATGTGTACCTCCTTGTTGTCCACTATCCTTGTTATTCCGGCCAGTCCCGGTGTTGTGGGCCCCTCTTGTAGTCCGCCGGGCCAGCGGTATTTGGGTATGAAAAAAGCACCGTGCATTTTCAGCACGATGCTTTTAACAACATATTGAGTTTTTCAGATCACTGTGGGACGCACAGCACGGTGCCGCCGGGATATACACCCATAACACAGGTGTCATCCACACCATCCGCTTTGCACCTAAAGACAAAGCCGTCACCATCCCGGCCCAGGCCCTCCAGGATTTTATAGCCGTAGCTCTCCCCGGTGTCCTCATCCGTCTCATGGTAACTGGCCAGGATGCTCCGGGCCTCTTTTTCTGTCATGGTTTTTTCACCTCCACGGTAGCAGCAATGATGTTTTCGTCCGTTGTGAGTGCCTTGTCATCCATGCGGAAAAATCCAAAGTGCCCTTTGGACCCGTTAGAGAAATAGTTTGATGCGTTCATTGCTCCGTTCTGTGGGTCCATGTAGTTCACGGTGCCGCCGGACTTCTCTGCAATGAACACATGAGCGCCGGTGCCCCGGCCTTTCCACTTGATATAAATGGCATAGCGGGCCCCGTCCGGCGCAGCAGCCAGCTCTTTCTTTACAGCGGCCTCCGTTTGGTTGAGGGTAAAGGCTTGCCAGGAGGCTTGATACTGCCCCGGCTGGATGAAGCACTCAGAGCCCCAGCTCACCGTGTTGCCAGCGGAGGGCTTAGGCTTTGCTATGACATCATAGCCCCTACGGCGTAGCTCATAGGTCTGCACACAGCGCTGACAGTTGATGTGATAGGCACCACCGGCAGAAAAATTGGGGTTAGCCCCGCTGATAGCGCCCACCATATCCATAGAAATGCCCTTTTGAGCGCCCACGGCCCTCTCTACTACATCCATTATAGCAGGTTTCGGACTGGTTGCAACGCTGTTTTGTGCGGGGCTTGTGCCTCCCGCTTTCACATGGCCCTGTTTCCAGTCCTCAAAGGTGGTGTTGGCCGGTATTTCGTGGGTGCTGCCGTCCTCATCACGGGTCCAGCGCTCACCCAGGTCCTCCATATCGGCAAAGTAGGGGCAGGTGCAGCAACGGCACCAGGGATGGAACGGGGGAGCGGTGAGGCCCACCTGATACTCAGACATTTTGAACACTTTGCCATCCAGCGCCCCGCAGAGCTCACAGGTGTCATGGTCAAAGCTGGCAACGATCTTGTATTGCTCCACACCCAGGTCCTCAAAGCAGTCCTTTTGAGCGGCGCTGGAGAAATAGGCGCTCTCTGTCATCACCAGGCGGCCAGCTTTGGCCCTGGACACATCAAACTGCTTGGAGATGGCTGTAATGGCCCTGTCCGGGGCCTCACCCCGTATAATCATCTGGGTGAGCTGGGTGTTGACGCTGTTGACCAGGCTCTGCTTGTTGGTCCAGCAGCGGTCACGGAAAGTCTGGCCGTCCGCTGTCCACGGTCTGGAAAGCACCTTTGCAATGGTGTCCTCATTGAGACTCTGCATGGTCCAGCCCACACCCAGGCCCTTTTGGACCTCAAAGGCGGTGTGATAGTAGCTGCCCGTGTACATCTGCCGGGCGGCAGCGTCCACATAGTCCAGTTGGTTGGAGTAAAGCACCTCAGCCTGTTGCTGAATTTGCAGCTTTAGGGCATCCAGACGGGAGATGTGCACCCGTGCGCTGGCGTTCTCAAGCTGTTTCATCCAGGCCCCGTCAAGGGCATTTTGCTGGCCATAGGCGATATACTCACCCACGGACCACTGAAACTCCTTGAGCTCCCCGCTGTTCAGCAGCCGCTTGGCCTCTGCCAGGGTGATCTCATTGTTTTGGGCAAAGCGCTGATACCACACGGACATCTGCCGCTCAATCTCAGCTTGGGCGGCTGTGAATTGCTTTTCCAGGTTTTCCACATAGGAATATGACTGGTCCTGGAGGGCATCCTCCATGTTTTTCATACGCTGGGCCCAATATGCAGCATTATTCTGTCTGGCCATCGCCCTCACCGTCCTTTACGGGCGGGTCCTGCTGGTCGCTGCCGCCGGTCTGCCGGTTGTTCTCAAAGGCGGCCCGGTACGGGTCAGCGGCTTGGGCCTCCTCCTGCTCATCCTTGATGCGCTTGAGCTCCTGCTCCGGGTCACTCACCCAGGGGTGCATTTTCACAATAGTCTCATTGGACAGGATGCCCACAGAGTTCTTGCAGTTGTTAATGGCCTCGGTCTCATTGATGAGCACATCCCGGTCAAAGATCACCTTGACCTCTGTGCCGTCAAAGCTGCCCTTGCCGGTGTTGGCAAGGTGCTGATTGACAAACCACAGCAGTTCCTCCATTGAGGCCTGAAACTCCATCTCAATACCGTTGGCATCCAGGTCAATGTCAGAGTACATACTCTGTATGTTCATCTGGTTGGGGTTGCCACCCATGCGCTCATCCTTGGCATCATAGCCTCTGGCATTCTCAATGATGGCATCCTTGAGCAGGGACAGCAGCGTTTTATAATTTTCGCTGTTGACCTCCAATGTAAGGGTTTCCACACCGCCCTCAGATCCCTCATAAGAGCGCACCTTGATAACCCCATACTCCGCAATATTCTTGCGGAGCCGTCCCAGATCTTCACCATCATAGTTGCGGATAACAAGCAGAGTAGTGTGAATGTCCTCCTCCATCTGGTTGGCAAAATTAGAAAGTACATCATTGTATGCATCCTGTAGGCATTTCACTCTGGACAGGAGCGGGATCTCATGATGTGAGCTTTTGAAACAAATCAAAGGGATACGTTCCCAATTATAACCCTGCTCCTCACCCGTCTGTGGGTCTCTCTCCAGGATAAATGGGCCGGAGTACACTTCTGGGTCTGGTGTCAGGGTGCCATCATCCAGCCGAACGAAGCAGTCCACACCGCCACCGTGCATGACCTCTACCTTGACCACATCCTTGGCAACTTCATCCTCATCGTACTCCATAATCATGTATACATGGACCGCACAGTCCAGGATGGTGTGGTCAGCGTCCGCCCAGAATGGCAGCACCTCATCTGCTGGAAATCGCTTAAAGGCCAGCTCATTACCCTCATAGTAGGGGTACAGCCAGCTTTTACCTTCAATCCATGCGCCCTCACCGACATTGTGCAGCACTCTCCGAAAGCGGGAGCCCAACACAGAATTGAGGGCTTCGGCATACCGCTTATTCTCTGTGTCAAAAGAGAAGGGCTTGCCAAAGGAATAGTTAGTTTTCTGATCCACCATCTTGGAATATTGGTTATTAACAAGCCGGTTATTAGGCAGGTGCTGGAGTTCCTTTGCCTTTCCGTCATCATCCAGCGCAATACGCTTGCGGTGCGTAACAGCATGGTCTCCATCGTAATAGGCCTCAGCCTGGAGCTGCCTTTTGCGCTCTGGAGACTGTAACCAGTTCGTGATCTCCAGTTCCAGAAAGCGCTTGTCCGTCATGCCCCGGCGAAAATCCGTGGCAACACGGCCCACACAGTCATCTCTTAAATTTAGTGTTACCATAGTTTCTCACCTCACTTAAAGCTGAAAAGTTCTGGCGCATAGACTTTGTGGACAAAATAGCGCACATCGTCCATGCTGTGGTCATTCTCCTTGATAGGCCGGTCTGCGGTAGCCTTTTCATCCCACCGGTACAGCCCAAATTCACGGATGCAGTCCGTACAGCAATCGCAAAAGAAGATGTCCCCGCATTGTAACCTAGTAGCTACATCACGAATACCATCCATAACAGAATTAGAGGCTTTTTCCACCCGATAGCGCCCGTGACGGCGGATGACCTCAATGAAGCTGGCAGCTGAGGGGTCTACGATGACAGCGGAGATGTGCAAGTCACCGGCCAAGGCCTCCAGCGCTGTGTAGTGCTCCTCATCCGTGCGCTGCCGTCCTTCTTTGCGGCTGTCGAAGTAATACTCCCGGACCCTGTACCACTTGCCAGCCGCCAGGCCCCACAGCCCTATGCTGGTGGGGTTGATGGTGCCGTAGTCACAGGACAGGTAATACTTTTCATAGGGCCGGGGGGTGGACGGCACCACATGAAAGTCCTTGTTGAACATGGTATAAATCAGGCCCTCAGCCACCACCCACAGGCCACGGATAAAGCGGTCATAAAACACCCCGGAGTTTAGGCTCTCATAGCGGGCCTTG